TTTATGTATATACATACATCGATAATTCTTGGGAAGAAACCGGATATGAAATCGGAACAATTAATAAGACAATTAATGTAATTGGTCCTAAATATAAAATATCATTCAATGCAAATAAAGGAAAAGTTTCAAAAAAAGTCAAATCAGTCCAGGCAGGTAATAAATACGGAACCCTTCCTACCCCGAAGCGAAAAAATTATAAATTCAAAGGTTGGTATACCAAAAAATCCGGTGGAAAAAAAATAACCAGAAATACTTTAATTAAAAATTTAAAAAAACATACATTATATGCACATTGGTTTGGTCCTAAAGGAAAAGAAAAAACCATCACAAGAGCTGAATATAACAGAATTACTTATAATATGACGTATAGCCAAGTTAAGTTTTTAATCGGTGGTCCTGGAGAGCTTGAAGTTTCTTCATATATAGGCCGAGAATTAACTGAGATATATTCTTGGAAAGGAAATGGATCTGTCGGTGCAAATGCAAATATAACTTTCCAAGATGGAAAAGTTATCGGAAAGGCTCAATACGGTTTAAAATAAATTATATTATATTAATTCTTCAAAATCCCGACATCGCAACAATCGAACTTTAAAAATATAATATACTTACCCATGAAGTCGTCAGGCGGCAAGTCTCCAACACCGCTCCGAGCATTGCGGAAAGGAGGCCCTTATGAGTACATATGAGGAATTTATGATCACCATAAATGTTGCACTATTAATTATTGCCATTCTGAACTATACACATAAAAAATAGCCGTCCTGCCCCTGGTAAGTGTAGAACGACCATTTTTCGTTAAGCATTCGCCGGATCGGATGGGTTTGCTCCATCGTGCCGACTTATTACCAGCTACATTATAATTAAGATTTTTAGTTTTTTCAACACCATTTCGGTGACTTCGCCAAAATGGTCAAAATAAAAACCGCCTGGCTGACAACCAGACGGCTTTAAGAAACCTATCAACAACGTGGTGTGTGATATGCTTCTGACTCGACACCAGAATTATATCATACATCCTACAAAATTACAATTTGATAAGGGTGTATTTTTTGTACCCTTTTTTTAGGAAAGGAATGATGATATATGGCAAGAAGAAACCCAAACGGCTACGGCAGTGTAACCAAATTAAAAGGCAATCGATCACGCCCTTATGTAATCAAAGTCACTACATACGATGAAGATGGACACGGCAGACAAGTCCCAGTAGACTATGCTGCTACTCGTGAAGAAGCAAACATCATTTTGGCCAAGTACAACGACAATCCGTGGAACATTGATCGTAACCGAGTGACGCTTGCAGATTTATATACGAGATGGCTTGAAATAAAAGGTCCAAAACTTGGAACCTCTCGTTTAAGCTCACTCAAATCAGCTTATAAACATTGTCAAAAACTCTACGGAATGAAATACAGACAAATAAAAGCTTATCAAATGCAAGAAACTATAGATAACTGTGAACGCAGTTATGCCACGCAAGCTCATATCAAAGTTCTATGGGGACATTTAGACAGTTTTGCGTTTGAATTAGATATCATAGATAAAATGTATTCACAATTAACGTCTGTAAGTGCCAAGCAGGAAGAGTCAAAACGCGCACCATTTACCGAAAAAGAAGTTGAAGCTCTATGGAAAATATCTGATCAAAAAAATGTTGATATTGTTTTAATCTATATTTATACGGGATTCCGATTAATGGAATTATTAGATATGACATGTGATCAAGTAAACCTAGAAGAACAATACTTTAAAGGTGGAAGTAAATCTGATTCTGGAAAAAACAGAATTGTTCCAATTCATCCTCGTATCATGCCGTTTGTAAAAAAACGGTTAGAGAAAAGTAATGAATATTTTTTAGAAAATGATGAAGGTTCCAAGTTTAAAAAATGGGATTTTTATGAAGAATGGAAGGTTGTTATTGCCTATATAACAAAGAAAAAGAAAACGCCTCATGAGGCAAGGCATACTTTTGAAACATTTTTGGATAATGCAGGCGGTAATAGAAAATGCATTGATATGCTGATGGGACATAAATCTAAAGATATCGGAAACAGAGTTTATAATCATAAAACAGTAAAACAATTAAGAGAGACAATTCTTTTGTTGAAATAATAATTTTATATTCAACAAGTAACAGATTAGTAACAAATAAATGAGAGAATGGCTTAAAATGGACATTCTCTCATGCTACAAAAATATATCCATATAAATAAGAAATAGCATTCCACATTTCCACTGCATGTTTGCAAAGATTTCTATTATTTTCTGTTAAATTTTCTGTAAATCTCTTATATGCATCCAAATGAAATTTTGTGTAATATATCACAGCATATAACTTGCCATCATCGTCTTTCGCCTCACAACCTGCCCGAGCATAAGGATTAACTTTCTCTCCATAACTGTATTTATTCGTTTCAAACCCAGGACTTACGCTTCCATAACATACAATCTTCCCATCAGAATCAGTTTCTAAATATAAATAATCACTATAATCTTTTCCGTAAAATGTATAAGTATATCCATCCCAATATGATGGTGTCGTTAATTTTGGTTCACCAAACATTTTCTTAACATCATCAATTTTCATATTTTTTGTTACCGTTTTCCCACCTACTGTGATCAATTTTCCATCAACAGATGCTTCCGCTTTTACTGGAATTGAAATTGTTGGAATACTTGATATGATCACTAGTGCTATTGCAATCATATTGGATATGATTCTTTTCCATCGTTTCTTCATATTTTTCTTGTCCTTAATCATATATTTCCACAACGCCTCCTATTTTAGACATTTCCACCTTCTGGCGATCCCCTATATTTTTTGTACTATCACAAGTCGACAGAAATCTCTAATTTTTCAATTTAAATTTGTTCAACACACTCTCCTTATTCAATTCAAACTTCACATATACCGGGTCATGATCTGAATATGAATATCCCGTATTAATATTCTTATACATACCACATTTTAC